TTAATTAAGGCATCGGCTTCAGTTTTAGAATAGCTGTCGTCGTCCTCATTTAACGCAGCAACTAGGCTAGTGTATGAGATTTTCTTAGTCTCCTCGTTTGCAGTATCCACAATAGGGATGTAATCCGCATTAGAGGGGTCTGTGAGCTCAACAAGCTCTGAAATCTTAGAATTTTTGGAATCAGCCATTATATAGAAGGATTAATGTTTTTTAAGTAATATGTCAAGTTTAGAATTTTTGAATGTAGTCAAATTCGGCTTCCAGAATAGCTCCTGCGCCTTCTGTAAAAGCAGCCCCCAGCATTGCTTTAATAGGAGTGCCAACCACTGGTAAGTTCCCCCCTACATACGGAGCAACTGCTTTAGCTGTCTTTTTGCCGTCTCGTCCAACTACTCCAGCAGCTAGGTCAATGGGGCTCTTAGCCACAGGAGATACAGGCAATGAACCAGATAATAGCTCAAGCGGTATCTCTCCAATACCAACAAGTCCCGATTGGCTAATAATACGCTGCATGTCAAAAGACGACATGCTCATAGGATTGATTGGAGCACGACCCTTTGCCATGTCCTTCAAGAACGTCACAAACCATGCAGTAGCTAAGGATGTTCCAATGAATGCCACTAAGTGAGACATCGCCCGCACGTGATTCAACTGAGAACCTGTGTACCCGTTAGCGAATCGATTAAAAATAACACGACTAAGACCCAAGATAAACGAGGTGTATTGGAACCCTGTTCTCATGACCTCGCCACCAACAGTTCCTGATTTAAAGTTACCACGAGTAATTGCCTGAGCACCAGCATCAGGCTCAAGAATTGCCTGCTTCATGTAATGTAGGTAATACTCCCTAAGCTTCTTAGATACGTTGGCATCTTCAACAGTCTGAGGCATAACACGAGCTACGCCGTCTGGAGATTCTTTACTTGCAGACTTTAATAAGACATCAATCTCTGCATCCGTAAAACCAAAGTTCCGTAGGCTCTCAAGACGTACGTCATTAAACTTACCTGCTGTAGCATCCTTACCAAGACTGAGGCTCGTCCAGTCAGCAAATGCCTCCTGACCTGCAGCAGTGGTTCTAAGCATACCATTAGCTTCAAACATAAATGACATTGCTAAATCTAAAAGACCCTTTTCACCAGAGACATCTCCAGTTATTTGCCTAAGGTTGGCATTGTTTACAACATCATAAGCTGCGCCAACATCTCGGAAATAAGCTGTCATTCCAGTCTTATCGCCCTTAAACTGTCGAGACATAGCTGCTATGAACTTAGGCATAAACTCATTAAGCCCTATCTCCACTCCTGTATACTTAAGAGTAGACACACTCAAAGGTATGTCCATAAGTGCAGAGAAACCAGACAATGGTAGGAATGCAAGATTTCCTACTTTACGTACAGTCTTAAATATGGAAGCAAACGAGGCATCCACGGGATTATCGAGTTCGTTGGTAATTAGCTTGGTCGTTCCAAGAACCGTGTCATATTTAAACTTACCGACATTGTCCCCACGAGTCAGCTGAGCACGATCCAAAGTGTTCTGGATTGTTTCTACAGGCTTACTGCCAAACATCTCCAAAGATGCGATCATCTCAGAGCGGTAGCGAATCTGATCCATAAGTAGCTTACCCAAGTTACCTTCTCCGCTGTACTTAGCTAAGATACTAGCTTCGGCTTCTGGCTTAAGAATAAGCATACGGGATTGCTCAAAAGACTTTGCTACATCAGAACCTTCTACTTGTTCTTTAAGCTCTACTATTCGGTAGTACCACTCTTTTAAGTAAGACTCTCGGTCAAATGGTACATCCTTTCCATCTCTGCGAATCAAACGGTTGCCGTGTGCCTTGGCAGTAGCATCCCAGTCAATGCCTGTAAGCATGTCGTTTCGAAACCTGTCAAAGCCAATGCTCTTAATAGTATCGCTCGACCATCGTTGACTCCAACCTGAGAAGTCAGAACGTACTCGAACATTAGACCCAAATCGATTAAGAGCTACAAGCTGCGACTCACGAACCTTTTTAATAGCATCCACAAGTTCCTCAAACGCATCAACACCCTTCCACTTATCAGGAGTGTCGCCAGTACGCATTGCAACCATAAGGTCGCCAGCAAAAGCATTAACATTTGCACGTAGGTCTTTCCCATATATCTTAATCGCATCTGGATTTCCTCCTGTTTGTTTTCGTAGTACTTCAAGGTACGGTCCGTGACCTGCCCCAATGAAAATATCCCACAGCCCGTGCTTCTCTAATACATCGTTAATAGGCTTTGCATCTACAATTATTTGAGCTTTGCTCTTAATATTAGCAGATGCTTCTGGGTTAAATCCTGATCGTTGTTGTCCATCCAATTGACTTTGAATCCACTCGATACGCTTCTTAGGGGAGTCAAATTGATTAGCGCCATCAACAAGGTCGTTCTCGATCTTTGCATTTCGAACAGTCCGTAACATCTCTGAGTTCGCAGACTCATTCAATGATTTAAGAACTGCAGTCCTAGCCTTCATCAAATCATCTGAGTTCTCACCAATCAAGATATACACACTTCTCTTTAAGTCGTCTGGTATACCGTTGTCATCAAAGTCCACAGAAGACTTATTCTTCGGGTTGTACTGATCAAAGAACTTGTTCACTGAAGCATCGTAGAAGTCTTTCCGACCTGCAATATCAACAAGAGTTTCTGCAATATCTGTGTATTGAGACAGGTTGTTATCTTCAAGGACAGTACGAACATGATCCTTGCGGGCTACATTGCCTGTGTCTTTAGCTGCATTATAACCTTCTGGGGTACTAAGAATTAAGCCAAGCACTTCAGGGTTTCCCAGAACTTGATGAGTCTGATCAGTAAAGTACCCTGCTCGATCATCCTCTAGTGCTACAGAATCTTCAAGGTTACTTTCTAAACGCTTCTTCGACTCAGATGCCAACTCCGCTTGTTGTGGCTCTTTCGGTGTGTTAACCTCTTGGTTGTTGAACGTGTCATTCAGCTTGCTCTTTACTTCTGCAAAGTTTTCATTAGTCACTGGAGGAGCTAATGGATTAGGGGTTGCTGCTTCAGGTGCAACAATTATCTCTAATGGTGAGGTCTTAGTTAATGAAGCCCAGTCAATGCCGAGTATCTCAGCTGCATACTCATTAGCAGCTTTTTCTTGGTTAACGGCTTTGTCCGACAACCAATCAGCTCGTTTAATCCTAGAGTGCTTAAGAGCAAAATGACCAGCTTCGTGTGCCAATATAAACTGTAAGTAACGCTGCTCCGAGCCAAGAACTTCTCGGAACTTATCTACATCTATGTTCTCAAAAACTACTTTCTTTTGAGCAGAAGAAACACTCTCTCCTTCACCCGTAAGGTGTGGTAACCCAGCTTCCCAGTCGGCTCGAACTCTATCGGGGTTAATACGAATTCTACCTGTATCTGGGTTTACACTGCCAATGGTACCTAATGTGTAATCTACTTCCACATTAAGCTCTGGTCCATCGTAATCGTTAACAGCACGAGCCGCTGTCTCCTTGTTATCAGGAGAAAGGAGAGGCGAGAAATTCATCTTACCGTAGTCTATAGACTCAAGGTACTTGTTCCGAAGTTCAATCTGCTCTGGAGATGGATCCCAACCAGATACAACCAAAGCTTCCCAGTCTGACTCAGACAACGTAAGGTGAGTTTTGTCATCAATAGCCTTAAAGATTCTCTCTGTCTGTGCCTTAATATCTCGAGCTATGTCTTCTTGGGATGGACCACCCTCAGTCATGTCTGAAGCAACTGTGTTTAATAAATGATTAGCCACAGCTTTTTTCATCTCTTCAACAGTTACTAGCTCTTGAAACCTGTTAGCTGCATCAAGTTGCTCTGGAGTGAGTTCAGAAATATCTACTTTATCTTGCAACAAGAAAGCATACTCTTCGTTTTCTCTAGCAATCTTTTTTGCTGGTTCGTAGAAGTCTGCCAATTTGTACGCAGCTTGAGTTGTTTCGCCATTCTCAACAAACCGCATAAAAGAATCAATGTCTTCATTGTGTTTAAGAACTCTGCCTTGCTCTTTCCATGCGCTCCTAACTCCAAAAGCCGCAAACGGTGTACTCATACCCACGCTAAAAGCCTGATTTATAGCTAAGTCCCCCATAGTGACGTCTCCGCTAACGTACTGCTCGGAAGCACCCCAGATAGCCGTTTCAACGGTCGAGGCAACTAAAGCCTCTTCAAAGAAGTCTTTGGTAACTACCTTAGCTGCTTGAAGCTTAGAACCAGATGCTAGAGCTGACTCATATGCTGCAGCTTTCTTAGCTTGTTGAGCAGCTGCTTGTCGAGAAGCCTGTTTCCACCCAGTTCGTAAAGCTTTTCCCGCAGTGGCTGCACGGCTTGCAACCGCTGCGTAAGGTACAACTGCAATAGGTAAATCTCCTGCAAAACCACCTACAAATTCAGCTCCAAAGTTAGCAATCTTTTGTACTGTACCGCCACCACTAGTAGTCTGCTGAGAAAGAGACCGCTGAGTGTGACGGTCAAAGCGTAGCTGAGTCTGTGACGGGGTTTCAGTTGCATCGTACTCAAACGCATCGCCATACATAGAATACCCTTGATCATTAAATTGATCCTGAGTAAGTGGTTTAAGACCCTGCTCTCTGTCTGCTGAGCCTGCTTTATTTCTGGCGATAACATCAGGAAGAAGTCCCATGACAAGGCTTTCATTTACACCTCTTCTTGTAGCCTCACCTAACTGTTCCAGTGTACCAGCTTTAGCTACATCTGTAGGCAGAGTTTGAGTTAAAGAACCAGTAGCTTGTAGGTTACGTAAAAGTCTACGTTCATCTGGACTCATGTATTCAGTATTTTCCATTATATATTAGAAAGAGTGGCTCCAGAAAGAAATTGTAATGGCTTGAAAAGCTTATCTTTAAATTTAGCTTCTTTCTCGAGAGTTTCACTAACACTCTTATGTATGCCGTTATAAGGAAGACGTAGCAGATTGCCAGTCTTTTTATCTACAAAGGCTCTGTATTTATCACTACCGTACTCTTTAAATCGAGGTATGATGTAATCCACTCCACCTATAGTCTCTACGTTAGAGTAGTCTACATATGGAACTCCCAGTGCAGATGTTCTTTCATTTAAACCCCTAGCAAATTTAATAGCTTCTTCTTTACGATCAACCGATTCTCCTGACAAAGCTGTTCTAAGTGCTGGGTTGTTTTCAGAAAGAGCTAACATCTCTAAGAACGGAGTTGAGTCTATATTTCCAGCAACAAGAGCGTCAACTAACACCTCGGATGTGGCTTCTGAATACCGCTCATCACGCCCTCCCGTAAAAAACGACGGACGTTGGAAGAACTTTTTTAATTTCTTATGAAGAGGGTTTTTAGTATCAAAGGGAGGTATAGACGTAACTATGCCATTTGATGAAGTAACCTTATTTCCTAATGAATTAATATAAGAATCCTGAACTTCCCATAAGTTTTTATGCACTTCTTCGGCTGTTGCATTTGGGTTAATACCTAATGAACTGGCTATCTGGCTTGCTTCAATTTTTTGAAGCATATCAGCCAAGTCATTATCTCCCAAACGCCTAGCTGCTAGAATGTGTGAGCCTAGTGGAGTGACACTCTTGTTGTCTCTGATAACGTTGTACATCGATGTTACTGATGAAGACTGTAACTTAATTTCACCATCTTTGCCCGAAACTGCTATGGAAGACCCAGCGTACACTGAAGTACCTCGGTCAATGTCTTCCAAAGCTTGTCCAGAAATACCGTCCATGTGCAGGTCTAATAAAACCCCTAGAGTATTCTCTGAGCCCCTGCCGGAGTTTCGAAGACTTGTGGATAAGCTGCTTATCTCCCTACCATTTAGCTGAGCCATCTGATCTAAGTACTCTAGCTTACGTGTATTTCCCATTTCACTAAAAGGGATACCGTTATCATCTGGCATGATGCCAAAAGATCTGACTCCTGTGAATAATTCCTTATACGCTGGGTCCTTCCTAAGCTGATCTACTTTAAATCGCATTGCATCCCACGCTTCGGCTCTTGTGTTCGGATCAAGCTCTAGGTTCGTTGCTGTCTTCCAGCTACTAGCAAATGCCGCATCCAGTCGACCAATAACTGAAAAGTCATTGTCAGCTATACCACTCTTTATGTAATCTACTTCTTCTGAGACAATCTTATTAAGATGCTCACGTGCTTCAGCATTCTGTAAAAGATCTGTGCGATTCATTATCTCCCTGTTGCCATCTGGAGAGTATACTACTAAAGCTGTAGGTGCTACATCTCCAGTTAGCGCACCTGACTCTATAGCATTCTTTGCAGCCTGACTAACATAAGACACGCCTACACTGTTTGGTCTATAAACTATTGAGTCAATTACAGCTTTATTTTGCGAATCAATTTCAGATTGAGTAGCATGTTCAGATAAGCTGTTTGTTATTGAATGAACATGTTTTGCTTCACCTTTAGGAATAGATGTACCAGAAATTTCATCTCTATTAGCTACTGTAAGCTCTGCAAGAACTTTTGCGTCATTAACCATGCTGGTGTCATGCTCCTGCTCTCGCTCTTTTCGTGCTTTATCCCCCTGCTTGCCTATAGCAGCCAGTTCAGTATTTACCACTTTTAAAAAGTCAGCTGTATGCTTCTTAGCATGCGGGCTGTCAATTAATGAAAGAGTTGTCAGTGATTCCTTAAGAGCCAATAGCTCTATTTCTTGATTAAAAACAGGCAACTCTGACATTCTAGCTACGGTTACGTTGACTGTTTGGTCTAATTGTCGGTACAGCTCTTTATCAGAACTGTCTCTATTGTTTAATAGAGCTATACCCGATCCAGACTTGGGGTCGTAGGTACTTGAAACTTTAGCAATCTCATCTATAGCCCATGATGTTGTAGCAGCTCCATTCATTGCACTGTTGAGGTTACTGTAGCCAGAAATCTCTTGTTTGACAGCCTTGAGCTGTCGCTGACTCTTTACAAGTGTGTCGTATTCAAGTTGAAGCGAGTCTCGATTTGCTGCACTTCTTTGCAGATAAGCTTTGTAATATGACTCATCCGCATCACCACTAGGATCCATTGATTGGTAGTTTGGAGTTTTAAAAGCTTCTACTGCAGACCTTGCCTCTGCTACTTGAGCTGCAGTAGAGTTTGGATCCTTTGTTACAGACTCCAAAGTCCCGTAGGCTGAGCCCATATTTGTGCTGTACACTTGGTAATTGGTTGCGGCTAATTGCTTGGCTGCAGTATCATCCTTGCGTTGCATGGCGCTAGCTGCTTGACCTGCAGCTCTACCTACTTGAGATACACCACTGGCTACCTGTTCTAGTCCAGATCTGTACCCCACGTTAGGGTCGAATACTTCTCGAGCTACTGGTCCTGTTGTTTGTGTACGTGCTGATAAGTTAATAGCCATAATATTTATAAAATTCCGTCACTCTTAAATCCAGAGTATTGTCCAGCTGCTGAACCAATACCACCAATAAGTGAACCAATTCCTGCTGTGCGGGATGCGCTTGCTTGGTTCTTATAAGAAGTTGCCATGTTCTCTCCTGCAGCTAGTACATTTGCAGATTCATAACGACCTAATGAAAGACTGCGTCTAGCACTTTCTCTGGAAAGTCCAGCCTGCTCTCCAAACTGAAAAGTTTTTTCAGAGTAACCCGATGAAAGCTTTGCAGCTGATAAGTTAAAGGAGTTTTCCTGCGCATTGAACACGTCTTCAAAACTCCCCTGAGTCGAGAACGCATTGTTGATAAAGGAGGCTTGTACTTCTTCAACCTCATTATTAAATGCTAGCTCCTCTCTACCAAACTCAGCTATTGCGGCAGATTTATTGTAATCCGCAACTCCTGCTTGGTAACTTGCATCCTGAGCCTCTGCTTGACGCTTCTGATATGCAATTTTAGAGTTAACCTCCGCTTGAGCTCGAGCAGCATCTGCTTGGTACTCCTGAGCCTGAGCTTGTCTCTGAGCACCGATATATGAAACTCCTGCTGATGCTACTGAGGACGCAACTGCTGCGTATGCTAATGCTACTTCTAAGCCCATTATATTCTAAGGATTGAAGTCTGTCTTAACTACAAGAGAGACTAAGGTTAAAGGATAAGGAAGATCGTGCTTGATTGTAGGGACTTTGTCCACACCAAAAAGTGATCCGCGAACAGGAAGTTCTTTACCAAATCCTGTGTAAAATCTATCTACTTTGTCAATGCCCTCTAAAAGCAGACCACCATCTTCCTTGAGCAAGTAAGTAGACTCTTCTTCAAGTAAAGCTTCTGGAGTTTCTTTATTAAAGCTAACGTACTCGTATTTGTCATCAATGCCGATTGAGTAACCCACTGAGTTGTACACATAAGGACGTACGGAAATAACTCTGGAATCTCCTCCATAACTACTTCCCATCTGAGTAGCCCACGTGTTTACAGTAAGTCCAATAAAACCTGTATAACTAATCCCTACAAGTACGTGATCGTCTTTAGGTAAACCTGTGACATCTACAAGCCCTGAAGCACCTACTGTGAATTCTCCTCGGTCTACTCCATCAGTAACTACACGAACAATATCACCTTCAGCATACCTAGCAGATACATCAAGGGTGTCGCCAATAGCTGTAGTAGCTGAGCCAGTAGCTGGGAATCGAATATGGGAATCTAAGAACAAAGCGCCACTCTTAATATCTCGATCATCAGTAACATCTCGGTAATACGGAGCCATGACTTCGTAATCATACCGAGCGCCATTCTTAACAGTAATCCATAGCTGGTCTTCGCCTGCATCTAAGTATCCCTTACGCAACACGCAGATATCTTTTACCTCTCCAGCGACCTCCAACTTCGACCAAGCATAGAAGTCCTCTTTCTTATGGTGAGTTAAGCAGTAAACGTCACCACTAACAGTCAAACACCATATTCTAGGTTGAGGTGTGTGAGCGTACTCGATTCGAATAATCGGATCGTTTAGGAATATAGGGTATACTAACTTAGTGATGTCATTTGTGTTAGTAGCCTGTACGTTAACGTCGTAAACAAATTCAAGGAGTCGAGCCCCCGAAAGATCGGCAAAAAAAACGGCAGAACCCACAAAAGTTGGTGGAGTTTTTGCACCTTCTGGGTCTTCCAACTCAATGCGAATATTCTTGGGACTGATGGCAGCAGTATACTCGTTGGCTGTTAACTTGTAAATTCCATTATCAGTTCCAATGGTAAGTGCCTTTGCTGGAGCAAGCCAGCGAATGGTGGCATTGACGTTGCTAAGTGGGTATGATATACCAGTAGTGTCTAAGACATCACCATCGTCTTCAGCAGTTCTAAAGTCTGTGTCGTCCTCATTCTTACTCATCCACACGTAATTTGGGGAGTCATAGCTACCTGCATACACACGACGTTGCTCGAAGAAAGCAACGGATTCAGGGTAGTTGTTTTCGTACCACGCGCCTAGTCTGAATGAACGGAATACTCCATTATTTTCTATCTTACCTGTAAGCCTATTCTTGGGTATAGACGATAATATATTAACAGTTACTTGGTTCGCATTAGTGATTGCAGTAACCTTCATGGTTACATATTCAACCCCTAGCTTAGCAAAAATAAAACGACCTAAATCACTTGTAGTAAATAATGTCTTACTTGCTGTAAGTGTACCTTCATGTGATGCAATGCCTTCTGGGTCAGTAACTACATCAAACACGGAGATAATACCGCTTGGTGTTATTAAATTACCATCGGGAGTTGCTCCACCTGAGTACGCTACAGAATTTTCTACAATCTCGGGGATGTTATTAGGTGCAACATCTGAAGAATGGTAGCAGTCTATTACGTCAAACTGTTTTTGGGTCGAAAGATTTCCGATTGTGGTATCGGCGTCTGCAGAAAATGTAGTTTTGAATGTGTAATTAAACGCAAAATCTCTTGAACCTCCTGAAGTAACAATAGCAGTTGTCTGTGTTGTAGTATTAGCCTCACCATCTCCAATTGAATAAACTTTAAATGAATCATCAGCATAAGACCTGTAAACTGAGCCACTTCTATACTCAATTGAGTTATCAGCATCCACTCCTCTTATAAATTCCACAGGGTAGTCGCTAGTCCCCAAATGCTCTTTAATTTTGTACCAACGAGTGCGGTCATCAAGAGGAGTAACTGTGTCAAGGGATAACCTTTCGCCTCCTGCTCGTAAATAACTGTTTATTTGATTTGGTGAGAACACTAAAGACGTAGACCTTACAGTAACAGAGTCTTCTTTGACACTTTCAAATTTATAGTAGTCATATGTAGAATCCGTAGCTACCCTGACATCAGTCCTGTCCGCTACTGTAAGTCGGCAAGCCTCGTCTTCGATATTAACCACAGAATCTACGGGATCTACGTAAACTACGCTACCAGTTGGGTCTGGGATATCAGGGTCGGTTGTGCTATTAACAACCTTACCTAGCGCCCATTGATTGTTGACGTAATATTCCACATACCAGTCAGTCTGTGCTGTAGTGCCGTCTCCTGATGGAGTGCTATTTACAATCCAATCAAAGTCAGTTGCAAAGCTTGACTCGAGTCTAATGTACTCCTGTCGGTTACTAAGAGATAACACATTGCCCGACAAATCAGTTGTTAAGTATGGGTGTGATGTGAAATCAACTTCGTTAAGCGACCAAGAGTCATCTCCCAATTCGTAGATTGCGTCTGCAAGCAAAGTAAATCCATCAATGGACTCAAGACCGTCAACACCACCCTGTACTGTTAAGTAGTCACTAGGTAGGAGAACACTAGTCTGATATTGCACATCTACAGTCAGTGTTCTAGGGGCATGCCGTCCGTGACACAGATAAAGTATATCAGTTTCAGAGCTCCAACGAATTTCGTCTAGTTCGGAAGCTTTGTACGGGGCATCAAGTTGAGTTAGCTGTAGCCCATCAGAGTTATATATAGTAATCTTTAGATGGGAGACAACTACTCGATAAGACCTTCCGTCTGAGAGAGACATGGCAATAGCAAATGTCTCTGTATCGTCAGCTGATCCTACATGTCGAAACCCGTCTCTGTAAAGAGCTGGACCTTGTAGAGTTGGAAAGAAGTTAGTAAACGGCTTAGCCGACTTCTGTAGGCGCTCAATATCGACACGACCAAGAATATGATCAGTTACAAGTCCTCCACTAAAATCGGTAGTTACATTTCTATACTTTGCCATACATTCTTCGAGCCGTTAAAAACTTAGAGGTTGTGTCGTCTATGTACTCTTGAGCGGGACCTTGTCTTGCAGACAAGACTCGTGCTCTAGATAAAGCTCGGATATATTGCTTTTGTAGATCCAAAGATCTATTCTCAGACCCTGACAATTCAAGAGCAATGCTTTGGGCAATATGTAAGCATATTAGCTTATTTAAGTAAGCTGGTAGAGTTGCCAAGTCGGTTGGCAGATATGAATAATAAAGAGTAAGGGTGGGATACTTGCACAGTAGAGTTGCACCCTCTACGTAGTAGTCAGTTATGACGCACCCTTCACCATTTACTGCTTTAATGAAAATATTTAGGTCATTTGGGATTGTAAATGAAAACGAATAATCATCGTCGTCAGTAATCTCAGTGCCTGTTAGCTTAACTCGTTTTCTATTATATCCAAAGATGTTGTCGCCGAACACTTCAAGGAAAGCTTGATCGAACGCAGCAGTAGTTATCTCGTAAGTCGATGAACCGTCATCTAACCTATCGAGGTGGTAACTTCCCACCATACGGAGGGCTGAATTAATGATATCGAGTTTTAATGCCATAAAAAAAGAAGTAGCCTCCCCCGAATCACAGGGGAGGCTACGAATAAGACTAGGACTCTACGCAGCGGATTTCGCCAGAAACCTCACCCCACATACGAGACGCATCAGCACAAAGCTTGAAGTACAAGTATGGGATGTTTTTCTTAGAGGTGTCGCGCCAGATATCACCCTTGAGGGCAGTACCAACAGACATCTTAAGAGATTTCGGAGTCGAAACGATAACACGACGTTCGTCACCAGCAGCACCAGAAGTGAGCGGAAGACGCTCAGTAAGGATGAAACGGTAACCCATGAACGTAGTGACGTTGCCTTCTGCAAGAGACTTGCGTACGGCGTAGTCCGAGTTGATGACTTCATCAATACCAAGAAGATCCTCAAGCTGCTTGTGAGTAAGGAAGCAGTTAAGAGTAGTATCTTGGTCGATAGACTCAAGGCGAAGCATTGTGCTACGAAGAGCTTTCAGCTTTGCAAGAGTGAGACCAGAATTAGCAGTACCGAAGTCACCGCCAACAGACACACCTTCAGTATTTGCTCCAGCGAGTACATAAGCACCGCCAGTTGCGCTAACTGGGTTAGACGAACCATTGCTGATCGAACCAACAGTGATCTTATCACTACCTTCGTCTGTAGCGCCTACTGCGTATGTCACAGCATTGCTACCGCTCTTACCTGTGTAGGCAGTGCCGAAGTAGTTATCGATGATGATGTCGTCAATCTTACGTTTACCCGATGCAAGCAGTGCTTGAGTGTAGGCATTCATAGGGTCGGTAAGTACGCGCTTGAGATCCTTCTCATCAACGTATTTACCCAACTCATAGTCTTTAAGACCTAGACGACGACGCTCGTGAGAGATCTCACTCTGAGGGTTGGCTGCATAGCGACCAGTGTCCTCAGTCATTGCGTCGGCTTCGCCGATGCGGTCAAAGAACTGGAACTCAGAACTCTGAGATTCAGTTTCAAAGTAAGGCTGAAGTTTTGATTCAGTTTGTTGGTAAGCTTGCTCAAAACCCGCACGGAACGAATCGTAGTAAGCTGCTTCGATGTAGTTTTTGCCATCAGTGGCAGGGGAAGAACTATAACCCTGTGAACCTATGTCGAGTCCCATAATATGTAGTATTTAAAATAATATTGTTAAGTTTAGTTTTTCAACAAGCTACCCTTTCGGACTTATCTAGTTCTACGGAACCAACGGCTTTCTAAAGCTGCTCGCTGGACCTAAAAAAATGGGCTACCCAGCATATAACTGAGTAGCCCATATTAACTAGATTGTCAAGCTTTTATGCCTGAGAATTGCCATACATGTCAGAATACAACTTAATGCGCTTCTGTAGCACGTTTTCCCGCTTCTCTCGGTCTGCCAAAGACAGCGCAGATGGATCAGTCATAATCAACTGCTGGTTATCAGTGTCTAGTTGCTGGATCTGAGTCTTAATGCCTTGGATGCTGTCCCCCTTGCCGAATGCAGACGAGGGGCTACTACCAGTAACAGGTAACGCATCTCCAGAGATCTCTGAGATCTTATGGAACAGCTTAAGCACAGCAGGGTGGTTTGCTACGATAGGGCTATACTCAACGAGTTCAGCAAGTTCAGGGATCTCTTGTGCTAGAGCATCGAAGGTTTCATTTGCCGCCTTCATGTTAACTTCGAACTGGTTGCCCCAGTGCTCAGCCATATCAGCTCCAAATTTACTAACAGTCTCCTTGTTGTAGTTGCTTATCTTAGACTCACCCTCTAGTTGCATCTCGGTATACCTAGAGAACAGTGCATCAAATTGCTTCTGAGTAAGACCCATTTCACTAGCAAAGTTAGTGAGTTCTTCGATAGCCTCATCCGAGTGATTTGGAAGCTCCATGCTGTCAAATTCCTCTGACACGGATACTTCTTCAGGTACTTTATAGCCATCCTTTGGTCGAAGCTCTGAGTTAAAAGACTCCCATTCGTCAGCTCCCCAATCTTCTTGTGGTGCTTGAAGACGCTTACTTCCAAGTGCGCTTTGAGCATTAACTAATTGATTAGCCAAGGCATCAAATGATTTTGTGTTCTGAATAGTCGGATTATTCTGAAGATCTTCAGGTAAAGATTGAATTAGCTGACTATAGCTGTCTTCTGATACGGGTGCTGCAGGTGCTGCAGGTTCTCCTGAAGGAAGACCGCCGCCGATACCTCCACCAGCTGATGACCCGTCTCCCGCTTCTTCTCGTAGTGTACTATGTGGTTTAATCATGATTTTCTTGTTCGATTATGTTTATCAGTTGATGTGGATCGTCTTGACCCAGTAAAGAAAGAAAGCTCATTGCTAAACGTCTACGACCTTCGCACTCACGTAGCTTATTAACATCGGAGTGAAATACAGGCTTGGTCACATGACACTCCTTAAGAAACACCTTAAAGAACCGCTGTCCCTCTGGTGTTTCTAGGATCTTATTAAGATCATCCCTTAGCTCTCCGCGTTGACGCAGACGAGCAAAAGCATCTACTGCTTTATCTAACATTAAATATTAAGTAACTGTCCTACGCCTTCTGGGTCAATTTCTCTTGCTTGGGCAACATCTTTCATAGCTCCTGCTACGTCTGGCATAGCTTGAGTTACTTGGGCTGCTTGTTGTTGCTCGGCTTGAGCTTCTTGTTCTCGTTGCATGTCATCACTAGACTTAATAACGCTTGGGCTAATATTGCGATACTTCGCATAGCTATCTAGGAGTTCACGTTCATTTACAGCCTGTAAAATTTCAGGCTTAACATTTGCTAAAGGTGTAATGTCCTGCATGAATGCACTGATGTCTGACAGTCTACTAGCAAACTGTGCTTGTGAGCTTGGACTTGCGTAAGCAACTTCCAACTTAGCGCCATTTAAGCTAGATGGAATGTCTGGCAGCTCACGGCGACGATTTAGGAACATAAAAGTAGTCTCAACTGCAGGAGCAATATACTCGGACTCCATGCGATTGAGTAGCGGGGAAAGCTGCTGTAGCATCTGACCACGAGTGTCTTGAATCTCCAAGATGCTTTGACGCTCTTGTTTCTGCTCGCGGATAATTTGGTCAACAAAGAATGCTCGTTGAACTGATGCCTTATACGATTCGATCATCTGCATCACGTACTGAGGCTGTGAGCCATTCATAATCGGCTGTGGCTTCTCGCTTCCAGCTTCATGGAACATAATCTGACGAGCGCCATACTTGATTGGAAGTAGGATGCTGTCTTCTTCTGCAGTAAGTGTCGGAGCATTCAGATACTCAGCGGAGATCATAACTTCCTTGACCATCTTATTTAACACACGGATGTGCGATAAGCAGGTCATTGCAGGGCTACGACCGTAGACTTCATCGGACTGCTTAGCCCAACGAGGTACTAAGAATGTAAAGTAACTAGAACCATCCTGACGGATAGGCGCTTTAAGATCTGGACTCCAGTAAGTTACTGTGAAAGGACGCTCTGACCCCATACGTCCACCTTGCTTAGCTCGTGAGTCACGGCTGGGTTCGATGGAGTACACTAGTTCCCACTTCTTGTTCTCATCCTTATCTGAGAATCCATCGACGTTTACTACCTCTGGAAGTAATCCCACCAACTGTCGTGTGGTCTTAAAGCATCGGTAGTACACTGTGTTCACTTCCCCGTATTCATCTACGTCGAAGAATACATCGGCAAGCGGTCTCGCGCGAAAATTCACAACCCCTTTAACATCAGAGATTTGCACAGGTGATGTTCCGTAAGCTCCAATATCTAGGAAACACTCGTGACTTGCACCGTAGAATTGAGACTGCGGGAGTGCCAACTCATGGAAGATGCGGTCAGTGACTGTGTTCAAGTAAGTCTGTTGCTCAGCATTAAGTTCTGAGTTTTCAGTGTCTTGTACTCGGAGGTACATCCACTTCTCAGCTTTTGGGATCAGGTTTGACGACAAGCCATTAGCAAACATCTGGTTTGACCAAACGGCTGTGTCGTCATGTATGTCTTTAGATCCATCATCCTTGAAGTTAGCGCCGTGATCAAACTCAGGTGCGTTCGGACGCACAAAGCGTTGAGCATCCTTAAGCATGCCATCTAAGCTGCTTCTAAGGAGTTTTAACTCTTCGTACCTTTTACGTAACCTGATAATCTCAGCCATATACTTAACTAAACTTCATTCCGCCGCCTAGAGAATTCGTACCTCGCTTCTGCTTCTGCACATACGCAGGCTGTTTAGCCGAGCGACGTTGAACTGCAGTAGGAGCAACAACCTTACTTCGCACTGTAGCTGGAGCAATCTGCCGTACAGCCACTGGAGTAGGGGGTGGTGGAGGAGGTGGAGGTGGTGGAGGAGGAGGTGGTTTTTTTGGTTTAGAGCCCATAATTACATATACGTTTTAATTTGTCCCACGAATAGAACTTAAATCCTGATAATATCCCCTGTTTATTACGCATAAAGCAAACTTTGTCAAGTTTATATGGAGCGATTTCAAACATGGTCTTAGCAAAGCCGTCTAAGCACTGCTGCCAAGCAACGTGCCAGTAGGGTTCCACCTTCTTCGAGGTAGGATCCATGGGGTCTTCGTAGTCAATCTCCTCGACCAAAATAAAATACCTAGGACTACTAAACACATAACGATGTTCGTCTGGTGGGCAGTTTAAATAATAATCCAGTAGCTCAATGAATTCCAATCCGTGCGCGTGATACATCACGGATGCCTGATCAATTAGGGACAGCCTCGTATACTGTTTATTACCAATTGACTGGTTGGACTTTGTAGCTGGTGTCTCGTTGTTTGTGTTTTCCATAGCCTTGCTTATTCTCCTTCAACCCCATTGCCAATGTCCTAAATGCATCAGCTCCGTGTGAGCTAGAGTCATGTACGGGGGTTTTACGATAAACCTGCTTAGATGAATCCCACTCCTTGTGGTATCCCTTCAGGTGCTCAAGCCCCAATGTGCAGCCAGATCGACCGAACCAACAGCGGGGTAAAAGATTTCTGACAGCTTCGATGCCATCCTGTACAGGTAGCTTGCGTACAGGAGTAAACTTCAACCCCAGCGAACGAGCGACTTCCAGTCGGCTCTTACCAGTTCCAAGCTCACGAACCTTAATATCATGGGGAGCGTAGTGCTTGCCAAATGTAATACCTTTCTGAACAGCCCACCGCTGTAGCTCTCTAGCGTAGAACGGGAAGCCCTCCCCACTGTTCTCGTAGTAGTACACTAACCGAATCTCACTCTTAAACTGCTGAAAGAACCATATACTCGTCGAGTCATCCATACCCAAATCCCATGCAGTATGTACAGGAAGCGCGGTATCGGGAGCTAAGTCCTGAATAACTTGCTTGTTCTTATAAAGCCTAGAGATAATCGGACCATAGTACGACCCCTCGACTGGTGTCTTAAACGAACACATGTACTCCGACTGGAATCGGGCTTCGTTGTTCAGCTCGTCCCTAGCTTTTCTCAGCTCATCTGGGGTAATAGCCTTCGTGTCCTTAACCGACAGGTGGCTGTCAAACCAGCCCTTAGTAGCCTGTGCCTTCAGCAATAACTTGTAGAAGTGGTTCTCTCCACGAGGTGTACCGTTGAACAAAGCCCAGCCACCATTCTCCGCAAGGATGGGGTTAATCAACTGCCACGCCGACGGGTCAGAGATACTAAACTCAGAAAATACCACGCCAATAGGGTTAGCACCCACCATTTTATCGGGGTCGTCGGAGCCCATAAGCTGAATGACTGAGCCGTTGGTCAGGTGCAATCGCATCTCCTGCTCACTTTTCTTCTCTACTAATTCGCGGGGGAAGTAGTCAATGAACTTCTTACCCTCACCAGTCATGCCGTTCCATACAATACGACGCGCCTGATTCCCGTACGGTAGTACATACCAGTATGTTCCCACTCGTTGCATGGCTTTGACCGCCATGATATTCACGCAAGTTAGATCCTTTCCAGCCCTTCGATGCCAAGCAACACATGCTCTTAGACCACGGTCGGTCTTTGTCATGTACTTAAGCAGCGGTAGCTGGTATGGGCGGGGAACCCAACCCTGTGCTGGTACAGTTACCATCTAGGTTAACCCCTCCACATCATTCTTATCTTCTTCCGAGATAAATTCATTGTAGTCGTCCAAGTCTACTATGTCAGCATCAGCTTGTTTCATAAGCTGGTCTTGTGTCAACTTGGAGAAATCCATAGTGACCACCTTCATCTCTCCTGATACTGTCGCCGAAATATCCACGCTCTTTAGCTTCGGCTGGGTGTAGCTGGCTAACTCCTTCCAAATAGAGATCCTCTCCTTCAAGGGTACTTCGTCATCCGAAGTAAAATTCATCAGCTCCTCGATGGGATTGATCCCTTTCTCTGCAAACAACGCTAACAGTGCCTTCCGCTGCTGAGCTGGCGTAGGCGCATTGTTCATTGCACTCAAGAATTGCTGCTTGATATCAAGCTTCTTCTCTACCGAAACAAGTTCCTTCTCTGCCTTCTCCATATCCTTCTCTGCCTTCATCTTCTTTCGGGAGCAAGTGGTACGCTTGACCTCACGCTTCTTCTTTGCTTGAGTCGGTGATATGCCGTTAGACGTCTTTCTCTTGTCTGCGAATGGATCTCTGCTTTTTGCCATGTGGTGAGACTATTACCACTCCAGCCCTACTTGTCAAGCACCTTGTGGAGCGTATAGCGTGTAGCATATTTACTGGGTTCTGGGTTCAGAAGTACATCAAAGTACATGTAAAACCACTAGTTTTACCCCTAGTGGCGACTGTTAAGTATACTGATAATAAAGGAGTTATGAGACAAAAGTACATAAAGTACACTTTTGTAGGGGGTCTAACAAATAAAAAAAATATCTAGGAAAAAAGTGGATTATGTGTACTTTCTTACGTAAGTCGTTGATAATCCTTATACTTTATAAAAGACATATACAGAAAAAAAGTGTACTAGAGGTGTACTTTGATGTACTGGAACTCTCAAAATTCCAAAATTGGATTTGCGGGTTGTTACTCCAAGTTTGTTTCTGTTCTTCTTCCCCCTATGCCCCCCCTTTCTTTGTAACCAAAACAGATTGCCCATCGCTCGCTCCGCTCGCTCGGTTCGTCGGACCATGTTCCTTCGGACCATGTTCCTTGGCTCCGACTCACATTGCCCGATGAATCTGGCTACGCACAGATGTCATCGACCAATGTTCGTGCTGCACCTCTGTTCACACACAACACTGCGTCACGTACCGCGACTTGGTTGCGCATGCCCATAGGTTCCGCCGTCTTCGCTCCATTGCACCACGAATCGTGCTCCTTGAACCTCGTACCGATGCACCTCCTGATCCCACGGCTCATCAAGCATACCATCCAGTGCTCCTATGCTACTGATTACCAGCGTGTTACGCTGCTCCAAGCACCCTGTTTCATTGACTCCGTCGTTTCACAGGGTCTTTCCATCC